CCGTGCCTACTTATGTAGCAGGTAACACCAATCAGGATGTGCAGCAAATTCTTGCATTGATGAACCGCGCAGGGTATGACCTAGTAAAAGAACACGATTGGCAAGCATTGGAGTTGGAATACAGGTTTTACACTGAAGCAATAACCACAACCTGCAATACTACGGATGGAACTTATTTATTAACTAACATTCCTAGTACTGCAGGTTTGGACAGCAATTATTCCATTGTTGGTACAAGCATTCCACAAGACACTTATGTAGATGAAGTTCTTACAGCAAATAGCTTACGCAGCACACAGCTAGCTTCTGCAACTTCTATTGGTGGTTCAGTTACATTTAGCCGCACCATTTACCCCCTGCCGCCTGATTATGAAACCATTACAGATAATACCCATTGGGACAAAACTAAACATTGGCAAATGTTAGGGCCTGTTGATGCGCAGCAATGGCAGTGGTTAAAGTCAGGCTATATTTCTACTGGGCCGCGTGTCCGTTGGCGTATTTTAGGCGGCAAATTCCAAATTTGGCCACCATACAATACCCAAGAATATTTAGGCTTTGAATACCGTTCCAAAGGTTTTGTACGCAGCGCAACTGACCAAGTAAAGAACAGCTTTACTGCAGATACAGACACAACAGTATTAGACGATACCATTATGGTATTGGCTACTAAGCTTAAATACTTTCAAATTAAGGGTTTTGATACTACTGCACTGCAACAAGACTACAACCGTTATTTGAATGTTGCCAAAGCTAATGACAAAGGTTCTGCAACCTTGTCTTTTGCACCACAACCAAGTGCCGTACTTATTGGCTGGGCTAACATCCCCGATACTGGCTACGGTTCATAATGCCGCAAGCAAAAGGCAGAACTGCCTATACAACTTCTTTAGCTTCCCCTATTGGCGGTTGGAACGCAAGGGATTCATTAGCAGCAATGCAACCGTTAGATGCGGTTCAGCTAATTAATTTCTTTCCTACCCCTACGGATGTACAACTAAGAAAAGGGTATTCCAAAAGTTCTACTGGTATTACTGGCAAAGTGCGTTCTTTAATGAACTACACAGAAAATACCAGTTTTAAGCTATTTGCTGCTGCAGGCACTAGGATTTACAACGCAACCCCAAGCACGGCAGTGCAAGTTTTTAGTGGGATAACAAGCGATATATTTCAGCATGTCAACCTAACTAACCAAGCAGGGCATTTTTTAGTAGCTTGTAATGGTGTTGACCCAACTTTAATTTACGATGGTACACGCTGGTTTTATGTAGCTACAACTACAACTGCTGCCGCAATTAGTGCAATTACTCGTACAAACCCGTCTGCTACAGCAACATTTACTGGTACAACTGCACATGGCTTAATCACAGGCAACAGGGTAACTATTAGTGGTGCTTCTGATAGCACTTTAAATGGTACTTTTGTTATTACGGTAACTGGTGCAAATACCTACACCTACACTTCTACAGGCACTTCTACAGTTACTTCTTTAACAGGTTCATATACTACTATTGGCATTACAGGCGTTAATTCAAATACATTTGTCAATGTGAATTTGTTTAAAAACCGCTTGTATTTCACCCAAAAAGATACTATGGCTTGCTGGTATTTGGATGTAGATGCCATTAGCGGCCCAGCTTCACCCTTATATTTTGGTGGTATTGCCCGTAATGCTGGTTATTTGCAAGCAATGGGTACATGGACACTAGATGCAGGGCAAGGTGCTGATGACTACGCAGTATTTGTTACTAGCATGGGTGAAGCAATTGTTTACAACGGTACAGACCCTGATTCAGCAGATACTTGGCAGTTAAAAGGCGTATGGCAATTAGGCCAAACCTTCACCCGTAGGTGTTTTTACAAGTGGGCTGGTGATTTATTGCTATTAACGCAAGATGGTTTAGTACCATTAGCTTCTGCGCTGCAATCAAGCCGCCTTGACCCTAGAATTAACCTTACAGATAAGATTTATTTTGCCGTTAGCCAAGCAGCTACTAATTTTTTCGCATTAGATGGCTGGCAAATTAACTATTACGCTAGTGAAAATATGCTTATTTTGTCTATTCCTACAAATAATGGGATGGAACAGTATGTAATGCACACCATTACTAAAAGTTGGGCGCGTTTTACAGGTGTAGAAGCTAATTGTTGGGAAGTAGCAGGCAATGCAGGTATGTACTTTGGCGGCAACGGCTTTGTTGGCAAGTTTTACGATACTTTTGCAGATGCTGGTACTAACATTGTTGCAACGGCACAACAAGCTTATTCTTATTTTGATAGCGTAGGGCAATTAAAACGCTTTACGCTAGTACGCCCTATTCTACAAACAGATAACGGCTTACCGACTGTTTTGTGCGGTATTAGCGTGGATTTTGATACAGTGCCGTTGACAAACCAAATAGCATTTAACCCTGCCATTGTTGATATAGGTATATGGGATGCAAGCACTTGGGACAATGCCAACTGGGGCGGTGGTTTAACCACTACTAAGTTTTGGCAAGGCGTTTCAGGGCTAGGTTTTAGTGGTTCAGTTAACTTAAATGTGGCTTCACAAGGTATTGAGTTTCACTGGGCAAGTACGGATTATGTAATGGAACGCGGTGGTGTTTTGTAATTGAGAAAAGTTACTACCGAAAACCAGCAATATATGGGCGATTGGTTAGTTCGTATGATGAACCACCCCTTACCCCAAGAAACGGTATGTATTGGGCAAGAAATTGATGGAACTTTGGCGGCAGTAGTGGGTTTTGCTAGTTTTATGCCTAATGCCTGCCAAATGCACATTGCGGCAGTAGATGAAGTAAATTGGATGAGTCGTGATTTATTATGGGCAGCTTTTGATTACCCCTTTAATGTTTTAAATGTAAAGGTTATACTAGGGCAAATCTGTAAAAGTAATACAGATGCACTAAGGTTAAACCGACACTTAGGCTTTAAAGTTGTAGCTGAAATACCTGATGCCCACATGGATGGCGATTTGGTAATAATGGCTATGAGGAAAGAAGATTGTCGGTGGCTTGACATTCAATGTCCTCTAAGGCGGTTAAAAGGAGAATGACATGGGTGGTGGTGGATTTTTAGGGTTAGGGCCTGCGCCAAGTGCGCCAGCAGCACCTGACTATACGGCAGCAGCAAAAGAAACCGCAGCAGGCAATTTAGATGCTGCACGGGCTGCTACGGCTGCAAACCGTGTAAACCAAATAACGCCTTACGGTAATTTAGATTACACCATTAGTGGGCAAGACCCATACGGCAACCCTACTTGGACTGCTAAAACAAGCCTTTCTGATGTAGGGCAACAGCTTTTAAATAATCAAAATAACACAAGTTTGGGCTTAGGTTCTGCTATTAATGCCCAATTGGGCCAAGTACAAAATGTAATGGGGCAAGGTTTTAACCCTAATATTCCACAAACCCAAACTTCTTTGGGCAATCAGGGTGGTATGGCTGGATGGGATAAAGCAAACGCATTGTTGATGCAGCGTTTACAGCCACAAATGGATATACAGCAAAAGACATTAGATGCCAAATTAGCCAATCAAGGCGTTGTAGCAGGCACAGAAGCATATAACCGCGCCAAAATGGGTTTGGGTATGCAACAAAATGACTTGTTAAACCAATCGCAATTAACAGGTTTGCAAGCTGGCCAAACATTATTTAATCAAGGCTTACAAGGCGCACAATTTGGCAACCAAGCCCAGCAACAGGCTTATAACCAAGCACTTACTAACTACAATATGCCGCTTAATACACTTAGCGCATTGCGTACAGGCGCACAAGTGCAAAACCCAACATTCCAAAACGCGCCCCAGCAAGCAACTACTGCAGGTGCTGATTTATTAGGTGCTGCATCGCAACAATACAATGCGGCTATGGGTGGATTTAATGCCCAACAAGCAGCGCAAAGTAACCTTAATAGCGGTTTAATGGGCTTGGGTGGTACTTTGGGCGCAGCAGCATTGATGGCCCCAGCAGCTTCTGACATTCGCATGAAAGAAAATATTACCCAAGTGTATTGGCTACCTAATGGCTTGCCTGTTTACACATACGAATATAAGCCTGAATTTAAAGATGACCCATACGCAGGGCATGGCGTACATATTGGTGTTATGGCGCAAGAAGTTGAACAAGTTATGCCTGAAGCTGTTATTACCCGTGCAGACGGCTATAAGATGGTTGATTATGGAGTTATAAATGCCTAGTACAAACCCATACACAGGTAGTTATGTTGAAAGCTATTACGCTTCACTTAGCCCTGAAGAAAAGGCAATGCTTAACCCTATGTACCAAAACATTGGGCAGCAGCAAAGTTTTCAAACCCAATCTGCACAACAAGGTAACCAACTTACTCAAGCTGCAGGGCAAACTGGTAAAAGTAGTGGTGGTGGCATGAATGGTTTAGCTTTAGCAGCAATGTTGCGTAAAAAAGAACAAAAACCAACTTATGCAGGCCCTGATTACGGCACAAACCCTGACTTTAGCAATAGCCACTTTGACACAATGTCATACGATTAATAGGAACAGTTATGGCTGATATTGGAACTTTACCCCCTGAAGTTGCGCTAGAGCAACAACGCTTAACGCGCCAACAACAAATGGCGCAAGCTTTAATGCAAAACAACCAACAGCCGCAAGGCCAAATGATTGGTAACCGTTTTGTTGCCCCTAGCATTTTTCAGAACTTACAACCTGTAGCCAATATGCTGGCAGGTGCTTACATTAGTAATAAAGCTGATGAAAAACAATTAGCTTTAGCTGACCAATTACGCAAGCGTGAAAGTGAAGTATTAGGCAAGTACATGACTTCTATGACCCCAGTAGAAGCTAAAGAAGGTGGTATTTATGGCCCACAAGGGCTAACCACCCAAACTACTGCAGATATGTACGGCCCTAATATGGAATTAAACCCACAGTACAAGCAAGTTGCCCCAGTACAAGGGCGTGGTGCTGACTATAAATCTGCTTTTGAAGCAGCTATGGACCCATACGCACCTGCATACCTTAAACAATCTGCTATTGATATGCTTAAAACCCAAAAATTGGGTGAAGGTGAAACACTTAACCGCTTTGACTTTAATACTGGCAAGCTTGTACCTATTGCTGAAGGTGGCGAAAAAGTTGCCCCTGAAGTTCGCGCAGCAGCACAATCATTAGGTATTCGCGGCAACCCATCTACTTGGACACAGCAACAAACAGATGCAGTTAGAAACCAAATGACTGCATTCAAGCGTGATACTGCTAGTAAATTTGACTTTAGCAATATGTTGGGTAAAAGCGCAATTAATGAAGTTGGCCCTATGTTGGTGGCTTCTAAATCTGCTGCTGGTAGTGCAGTGCAACAAGCTGATGCTGCTAACCGCATTCTTACTGCAGTTAATACAGACAAAATATTTACTGGTGCTGGTGCTAACCAAAAACTGCAAATTGCACAAATTGGTCAAATGTTGGGCGCAACAGGTAATACTGCTGATGAAAAAATTGCTAACACACGCCAAGCAATACAAGGTTTAGCACAATTGACATTACAAGGCCGCCAACAAATGAAGGGGCAAGGTGCTGTTACAGAATCTGAAGGCGCACTTGCACAACGCGCTATTTCAGGTGATGTCAACTTTACTGCTGGTGAAATTCGCCAATTGGCTGAAGCTGCCAAGCGCGCTGGTAAATTTCAGTACGACCAACATCAAAGTATGGTTTCTGCTTTGGCTAAAGACCAACCTAATGCCGTACCTTATTACCAATTGGAAGTTAACCCAAGTATTTTTGACCCATACGGAACTAAATCTACTGTCCGTTCACAAGCTGATGCAATTGTCGGGGGTAACAAATAATGGCTGGTGCAGATGAATACGCAAATTGGCTTGTTAAAAACGAAAAGCTAAAAGGTACACCGCAATTTAATACGGTGGCTGAAGCTTATAAAGAAGCTAAAGCGGAAGAATCTTTAAGTGCAGGCCAACAAGAAGGTTACGGTGAAAGCGTATTGTATGAACGCCCACAGGTAGGAACTGGTCGTAAATTGGCACAAAGTGCTGGTAAAGGTATTACTGGGGCATTAGATTTACTTATTGGCGCACCTGAAAATGTAAAACGCTTGTACCAGTACGCAACTACACCTGATATGCCAGTACCCCGTACTGCTGCACCATTGCAAACTTATTTAACAGAAAAAGGTGTATTTACCCCTGAAGCTGAATTTAACACCCCTATTGGGCGCGTAGCTGACTTTACTACCCAACTATATACAGGCGGTGGTTTTAACCCTGCAAGAACTGGTAAAAGCCTTTTGACACAGTCTTTACCTGATGCAGGCAGGGACATTGCCAAACAATTTGCTATGACAGGTACACAAGGCATAGTAGGTGGCAGCACTTCAGAAACCTTAAAAAGTGCAGGTATAGACAACCCTTTAGCCCAGTTTGCCGTTACAGGTGGTACTACAGCTTTAGCTGGCGCACCCTACGCTATGCGTAGCACGGCTGCAGATATTGCAAACAAAGGCTTGCGTAATGTAAGCCCTGACCAATTAAGAATGGCTGATTTGCTAATGAAAGAATCAGCGCGTATTGGTTCACCCATTACTGGTGCTGAAGCAATTGCACAAATAACAGGCAATAAAGCATTACTTGGTACACAGCGTTTTGTTGAAAATGCACAAGGCAGTATGCCAATAATGAATGACTTTATGGTTAACCGCCCTGCTGGGCAACGCCAAGCTTTTGAAAGCAGCGTTCAAGTAATGGGCGCGCCCCCTACTTCTGCAACACCGCTTAATTTAGAAAAAACCGCAGGCAAGCTAATAAAAGGGGCTGAAACTTCAGTTACAGCTAATGTTGACCCTTACTTTAAGCAAGCTGGCAAACAAGCAGTGCCTAATATTGATATTGAAGGCATGATGCAAAACCCTAAAATTGCTGATGCAGTACAAGCAGTGCGTTCTAGCGGTAAATATGGTTTAAAAAATGAACCTGCCAATTCAGTTAAAACATTAATTGCTGCAAAACAATTTTTGGATGATGAATACGCCAAGCAAATGAACCCTATGACGGGTGCAGAAAAAAACGCTTCCCGTGTAACTTGGGCAGCAAACCGCCAATTAGATGATTTTTTAAACAATGTTTCACCTGACTATGCACAAGGCAGCCGTAAATTTGAAGTTGCCCAAAAAACACAATTAGG